CAATTCCGTTTATTCGCGGGGAGCGGGACTGAAAAATTAAAAAGCTTTGCGAAGCCATAAAAAATTCCGCCCGGTCTCCCGGACGGAACTTTTTATTTTCATCTTACTTATACAGCGGGCCGTAGGCGGCGCAGGCTCTGTAGTCCGCGCTCTCGAGGTCCTTTGTGCCGAATGCGGACCAGGCGTGCGGGCGGTAGATGTCCTCGTCGGCGACGTTGTGCATCGCAACGGGGATTCTGAGCATATTTTAATTATTATATCACAGAAAAAGCGAGATGTATACACTTGTCGCTGAAAAACCACATTTTTTTGGCGCATATAGTTTTAAAGCAATGTTGACTTGGCAATATAACGATTACTCTCAGTGATTTAACGAATACGCTGACAATTTAACGATTACAACGGTTGTTTAACGATTACAACAGCTCAAACTGCTGAAACAACCATAAAACACACAAAACCCCGCCGCAGAATTGCTCTACAGCGGGGTTCGCTTATGTGCCTGAACAGCCGATAAGCCTTATTTCAAGCGGTTTTCAGGCATAGAAAAAGTCCACCGTAATTCTATCAAAATTACGGTGGACTTATGGTGGAACACAACGCACGACATACGAACTCTGAACCCTCGGACCAGAGGCTGTCAACATCGGACAATGTAATTGTACGCTTATCTCCAGAATAGTTAAAGGTTATGGTTATTTTATCATCATACACAAACACGGCATTTACAAAGGTTTGCACCAACTGTTTTTGGCACTCCGAATCCTTTATGTTTTTATCCCGCATTTCATATAAGAAAAACAAAATGTGATCACGGGTGAGCCGCCAGGATCGTACGAGATCAAGGTGCGAAAGCTCGGCCTCGATTTCCGCACGCCGTGCATCCAGTTCGTCCATGCGCTTTTTGGTGGCGTCGTTAAATATGCCTGCCTCAATAGCTTTTATAATGTTGGCGGTGGACTTATCCACCTCGGCCAGCTTATGCTTTAATGACTCGGCAAAATCGTTATCCTCGTTTTGTTCTTTGTAGTATGAAAAAACGCCATCAGCAATAAAATCCAACAACTCCTCATCCTTGAGAAGACCTGTCACAGCATTAAGTACGATGCCCTCGATCCATTCCTGCCGCACAGCTTTTTTGTGACAGTTACGCTCCCGTTTACGCTTGGTACAGATATAATAATTATGTTTGGCACCGGTTTTGCTGGTTCCGCTTTCACCCACCATATTTGAGCCGCAATGCCCGCAAAAAAGTTTATCCGTAAGAATATAATCGGCACGACTCCAGGTGCGTGCCGGTGCTCTTTTGTTTACTTTCAGCATTTCCTGCACCTTTGCAAATGTTTTCGCATCTATTATGGCCGGCACGCCCCCCTCAATTCTAACCTCGTCTTTATAGGTGTATATGCCGATGTACTTTTCATTTTTAAGCATTGAGTGCAAGCTATTTTTTGTAAACTCACCGCCTCTGAGGGTACGAAGTCCACGATGGTTGAGCTCGGTAACAATTTCTGTAATGGTATTACCTTTTGCGTACATATCAAACACCAAACGGACAGTTGGTGCCGTTTCCGGGTCTACCACAAATTTTTTAGTAGTGGGGTCTGTTTTGTACCCTAGAGGTCTATTGCCTCCGGTGCTCTGGCATTTTTCTGCACTTGCCCGTTGACCGCGCAGAATGTTTTGGGAAAGCTGGAGACTGTAATATTCGGCCATACCCTCAAGCACGCTTTCTAAGATCACGCCCTCCGGGCTGTCCGGGATGCTTTCGGCCACATACACAACCTTTACACCGTTTTTCTTGCACCGGTATTTATTGAAAGCGATCTCCTCACGGTTACGCCCAAAACGATCTATTTTCCAAAGAACAATGGTATCAAACTGCTTTTTTGCTGTATCTTTGAGCATTTTTTGAAATTGTTCCCGGTTATCGTTTCGACCCGTCATAGCTCGGTCGATGTATTCTTTTACGATCGTAAGTCCGTGTGCCGCTGCATATTTGTAGGCCTCAGAGATTTGTCCCTCAATACTTTGCTCTCCCTGCCGATGACTTGAATATCGTGCGTAAACTACCGCTATTCGTTTTTTGCTCATTCAACGACACCTCCTAATTCAGCTATGAGTCCTTTTACTTTTTTGGTTAAAGCCTCGTACTCGTCCATAAACATAAAAGTGGGCTCGGCCTTTTCAAGCTCCATAAGTATTTTTATGTAACGGTTTAGCTTGCCTTTATTTGTTTTCAAGGCTTCGGCTTTGTATATTTCCTCTGTTTCATATTCGTGCAGAACACGTACCTTTAAGGATCTGGCGGCATTTATAACAGCGGTGCAAGCATTGTGGCAGTTAAGTTTTTGGATGCCACGCACGCCCACCTGTTCCGCTTGCAGCAAGGCGCGCGCCTTTTGCATTGCCAGATCGTACCTTGAGCAAAATGTTTCAAGGTTTAGGGTTGTGCTTGCCAAGCGGTAACTGTCGGCCATAATTTTCGCATCACGCTGTGCCTGCATCAGCGTGTAATATTTCCGCATTTCCATTGCCACATCTTCCGGCACTTCGCTGGGCGTGTATTCCGTCTGCACGGTAACGAACTCACCATCTGCCGTTGCGGTGTGCGTTTCCGGCGGCTGCTTTTTAAGCCTCCGGGGCTTTTTCAGCAATAGCACCGCACCGACAACGCAGAGGCAAACAAGAGCGATAAAAAACGGCTGCATATTACTCTCTATCTGCTCAGTTGCCACAGTAAAGCCAAAAGCACAGATACACAGAATTATACCGAAAAACTTTTTAACAAACCGCATAACAGCCCTCTTTCTTTTTTGCCTCGGCTCTGCCGGGTTTTTTTTTATTCTACCATGCTTTGAAATGCAACAGCTTTGCCGACAATTTTAATTTGATTTAATTCTTCACCGATATAAACCAAAGGCGCATACTTGGGATTTTCAGCATTTAAAATTAATTTCCCTTCATTAGGGTAATAGTAAACTCTTTTAAGAGTTGCTTCATCTCCGATTATAACAGCAGCGATTTCACCATTATCAACAACAGGTTGTTGTCTGATAAACACAATATCACCGTCTTTAATTCGAGCGTTAGTCATGCTATCACCTTTTGCAACAAGGCAAAAATCCGCATTGATGTTGCTACCTGCCATTACAAAACAGTCGTGTTGCTCTTCCGCATAGATTGGCTTTCCACAAGCTATTTTCCCCAGCAGAGGAACTTTTTTTGACTCTATAGGAAACAAGTCATAATTACTGTGGACATCATTAAAATCATAGACAGCAGCCAAAGGAACACCAAGAACATCGCCCAAGGCCGCCAATACTTCATATGTCGGATTAACCTGCACGCCACTTTCTAATTTAGTTAGGTAGCTATAACTTACGCCGCTTTTTTGACACAGCTCTTTTTGAGTTAATCCTGCATTTTTTCGCAACGCTTTTAAACGATCTTTAAATTCCATAAAAGACACCTCACCTATATTATATTGAAACTAATTTTCATTGTCAACGAAAAAAATGCTTGACAAGTATCGTTGACAATGATATATTATACTTAAACTTTCGTTGAGAGCGAAAATATTAAGAAAGAGGCGATAAAAATGGAACTTATCAAAGAAATCGTATTAATGCGTAAGCGTGGCGGTATTACGCAAAGACAGTTAGCCGACAAGGCAGGGATTAGTTACAGTTATTTAACAAAGTTGGAAAGTGGCAACGCAAAAAACCCGACAGTCGGTACGATTGTTTCCTTGCTCGATGCAGTTAGTGTATTAACAAGTGATGATAATTCAGAAACTGTAGAAAACTTACGCAATGTTCTTCGTTTAAATGACAGAGAGGTAACATCGAATGATAAAAACTCCGATACCTCCAGGGATTGAGAAGCGTATTTTGTGCGCACGGTTTTACGACAGCATAAAGGTTTTTTACGAAGATCCCGAGAATCAGCACCGTTTTGAAGAATGGCAGTCTAAAAGGAAAAACCCAAATAATTTGTTAAAAATAAACACTGAAAGCAATCAAAAGATAGGAGGTGAAAACAAATGTACAGCAAACCTAAAATCATAATTGCAATAATTTTATTCATTGCCGTTTTTATCGCGCTGTGTGTAAAAGTCAACAAACAGATTAACACCCCTGAGACCGTCACCCGTGTGATTGAAAATGTTGATATCCACGGAAATCGTAATCCCGGCAATATTGCAACAAAACGCTGCGAGATTGAACTGAACCGTTTTTCGGGTATTCTGATGACAGACAGCGAATACGAACTCCTTGCAAGCGTTATCTATGACCTTGCAGGCGGTAAGAGCGAACGCGAACAGCGCAGAATTTGTGAGATTGTTTTTAACCGCGTTCTGTCGGACGAATTCCCTAATTCGGTCGAGGCAGTTATAACAGATATGTCACCCTGTCCGCAGTTTGACACGACGGACGGCACCGCATACGACTATCAGCGCGGAATCATTGATTATGTTTTAATGGCCGAACCGCTGACAGAATCAAATTATTATTTTTACTAAAGAAAGGAGTCGATGCCTATGATTGCACAAAAAAAATGACCGCAAAGCTACCACCCATTGCGATCATTTCACCGAATAAACAGTAAAAACTGTTTAAATTATTCTACTACAAATTTTATTTATCGTCAAGCATTTTAGGAGGAAATCAACAATGTTAGAAATGAAAGTATCAATTACAGCCACAGACCTTGCGGAAGCTATTAACAATCTTGCAGCTGCACTTAGCGAAAACGGCTTAAAGCCCGTCGCAAAAACAGGTGCACCGACTGTATCGACACCGGTTGCACAGCCTGCAACACCTACGGTGCCTACAAACCCCACTCCTGCACCGGCAGCGACACCTGCCCAGACGGCAACCCCGATTGTCCCCATGGTCCCTGTTGCCACGCCTGCCCCCACCGTAACACCTGCGGCTAATGTGACACCGGCTCCCGCTGTTCCGACCTCTGCACCGCAGTTCACGCTTGATATGATTGCAACCGCAGGCTCAGCACTTATTGACGCCGGAAAGATGGATCAGCTTATGGGGTTGCTCGGCAAGTTTGGTGTGGCAAGTCTTACAGAACTTGCACCCGAAAGCTACGGAGCTGTTGCAAACGAATTAAGAGCCCTGGGCGCAGCGATTTGATTTAAGGAGGGATAACAATGCCAACACCGGAAAAACACGCTCTGCTGTCGGCATCCTCCGCAGCCCGTTGGCTGCATTGCACCGCTGCCCCTCGCTTTGAGGAGCAATTCCCGGAAAATACATCGGAATATGCGGAGGAGGGCCGCCTGGCTCACGCTATTTGTGAGCTGAAAGTTATTAAGCACTTTACTACGCAGATTAAGCCGCGCACTTACACCACAAGGCTTAAAAAGCTGAAAGAAAACCCGCTTTACCGGGATGAGATGGACAAGACCTCGGATCTGTACCTGGAGCACCTTACCGAAAGGGCTATGCAATATAATGCAAAGCCGAATGTGGCCGCCGAGGTGCAGGTTGATTTTGCCGAATATGTACCGGAGGGCTTTGGCACCTGCGATTGCATTATGATCGGCGGTAATACCTTAAGCATTACCGACTACAAGCACGGCAAGGGCGTGCCCGTATCGGCTGAAAACAACCCGCAAATGCGGTTGTACGCTCTCGGCGCTTTGAAACGGTACAAGCCTGTTTACGGCGGCAGTATCAAAAATGTTTGCATGACGATAGACCAGCCCCGCATCCAGACGGAGCCGAGCAGCGAAACCATAACGGTTGAGGAGCTGCTTGCCTGGGGTGAAAGCATCAAGCCGATTGCCGTAAAGGCTTATATGGGGCTTGGGGCATTTTGCCCCGGGGAACATTGCCGTTTTTGCCGCGGCAAAGCGAAATGCAAAGCCCGTGCAGACCAAAACACCGCACTTGAGGAATTTAAGGACTGTGTACCGCAGAACGCTGAAAAGCCGCCCCTCTTTGGGCAGGGCGTGCTTACGGATGACGAAATCGGCGATTTGCTTATAAGAGGTCAGGAGCTTGTAAAGTGGTACAAGGATCTTGAGGAATATGCCCTCGGCACTATTCTCAAAGGTGGTACAATTCCCGGCTGGAAAGCCGTTGCAGGCAGGAGCAACCGCACCTTTACGGACACGGATGCCGCCCTTAACGCCGCTATGGCTGCCGGGTATGATAAATCACTCTTGTATGACCTTAAGCCCAAAACGCTTACGGAGCTTGAGAAACTTATGGGCAAAACCGAATTTGCGGACAAGCTCGGCAGCTTTGTGGTAAAGCCCATCGGAAAACCCACCCTTGCATTGCTTACGGATAAACGGGAGGCTTACAACCCCGCCGCCGCAGACTTTGCGGAGGTGGTAAACGATGGCTGAAACGGTTTATTTGCTTGATGGCACAATGGAGGTTGTGCTGACCGAAAAGGATGTTTTTATTGATCGTCTTGTTCGTGAAAAGCTCGGTGACGATGCAGCCCGGTTTATTTCCGACTACATAGAGGAAATTGCAGAGGATGCAAAGTACACAGAGGAGGCACGGCAGGATGCCGAAAAAACAGCCGATGGCTACCTCGCTCTCTGCCAGGGTGCCCTCGCTGCGTTAAGTGAATTAAAGGACCTTACGCACGAGGCACGCCTTGACAGGGCGAAAATTCAAAAAATTGTTGACGGTGCATACAGAGAACTGTACCACAACTTATAAAAATAAGGAGGCAAACAACAATGTTTAACGAAAGTAACCCCCCCCGTGGACTTGAGGAAATGAAAGCCCGCAACCAGGCCAGCGGTATGCTGGCAGATATGTTAGCCGAAATAATGCTTGAAAGCAACGCACCGGAGGAAATAAAGCTCGGCGTGCGTATCGTTCAGCAGGGCAAAAAGGTTAGCAAAGCTGCACACGAAATTATAGAGGCGTTTGCCGGTGATCCTGCCACTATTAAAGCAAGCGACACCGAAACCCTCAAACAGGTGCTTGAGTATCTCGGCTTGGTAGAGGTAGGGCTCAAGCAGTTTATGGAAACAACCAAGGCACCAAATGCAAACAATGCACCGAATGAAATTTAATGTAATAAAGGAGTTTAAGAATTATGTACCAGAACATTGCAACCAAGGTATTAACCGGCGAGGTTAGGCTTTCCTATGTCAACCTTACCACCCCCAGAGCACCCCAGCAGGGCGGTGAGCCCAAATACAGCGTTACGCTGCTTATCCCCAAAACCGATGCCGCAACCATTGCCGACATCAATGCCTCTATTAAGGCGGCGTATGAGGCCGGCGTAGCCAGCAAATGGGCGGGCAAGCACCCCACACCCAAGCAGATTGTGCACGATGGTGACGGGCTCCGTCCGTCCGGCTTGCCGTTTGGCGATGAGTGCAAAGGGCATTGGGTGCTGACCGCCAGCACCAAGAGCAAGCCGCAGGTTGTCGGCATTGACAACCTTGATTGTGAGCTTGCCCCCTCGGATATTTACAGCGGTATGTACGCCCGTGTAACTATTAACTTTTTCACCTATGACACAGCAGGCAGCAGGGGCGTGGGTTGCGGCCTCGGCAATGTACTGAAAACCCGTGACGGTGAGGCTCTTGCCGGTGGTGCATCCGCAGCCAGCGACTTTGAGGGGCTCGGCCAGAGCTTTGCTGCACAGCCGGCCGCCGTTCCCGGTTATCCGCAGGCACAGCCCGCTGCTCCGGCTTTCCAGCCGCAGTATAACCCTGTTGTGCCCCAGCAGGCATACGCTGCTCCGCAGCCCCAGGCGGCACCCGCACAGCCGCAGAGCCGCCCGGCGGTAAACCCGATTACAGGGCAGCCCTGGTAATATCACACCGAAAATTTACGAAAAGGAGGTAAAAGAGTATGGATCATTTAAGTATTGACCTTGAAACATTTTCAAGCGTGCCGATACAAAAAGCCGGTGCCCAAAAGTACATACAAAGCCCCGACTTTGAGATCCTCCTCTTTGCCTACTCCCTTAACAGTGCGGAGCCGGTGTGCTGTGATTTTGCCCAGGGCGAAACACTTCCCAAGTGGGTTGCCGAGGCGTTGCTTGATCCGCAGTGCTTAAAACACGCATACAATGCGCCCTTTGAGTGGGGCTGCCTGTCCCGGTATATGGGCAGGCAGCTGCCACCGGCGCAGTGGCGTTGCACAATGTTCCACGGCTTGTATGCAGGCTATACAGCAGGCTTGGATGCCACAGGCAGGGCGTTGGGCTTGCCGGAGGATAAACGCAAGCTAAATACCGGCAAAGCCCTTATACGCTATTTCTGCGTACCGTGTGCCCCATCAAAGGCAAACGGCGGCAGAACACGGAACTACCCGCACCACGCACCGGAGCGTTGGGAGTTATTCAAAGAGTACAACTGCCAGGATGTTACAACCGAAATGGAAATTGAGCGCAGGCTTTCAGCGGTACCCATACCGGACTTTGTGCAAAAGGAATGGGAAACGGATCTTATTATAAACAGCCGAGGCGTTGCTATTGATATGGGGATGGTTGAGGGTGCCCTTGAGCTTGGGGCAACGGTCCGCAACACCCTTACAACCGAGGCTGTGCGCATATCGGGGCTTGATAACCCAAATAGTGTAGCCCAACTTTCGGCTTGGTTGGAAAAAGAAACTGACGAAGAAATAACAGACCTGCGAAAGGACACCGTTTCCAAAATGCTTACCGCAGGCGATAACAGCCCGGAGGTACAGCGTATGCTTGAGATCCGGCAGGAGCTCGGCAAGACAAGCACCAAAAAATATGATGCAATTGAACAAGCCGTATGCCGGGATGGGCGTGTGCGCGGACTTTTACAGTTTTACGGTGCCAACCGTACGGGTCGCTGGGCAGGACGCTTGGTGCAGGTACAAAACCTACCCCGCACCTATACAGAGCCGTTGGAGCTTGCCCGTGACCTTGTAAAAGGGCGTAAGCTGGACGCCTTAAAACTCATTTACGGCAGTGTGTCGGACACGCTCTCCCAGCTGATACGCACCGCATTTATTGCCTCACCCGGTAATGTGCTGATTGATGCCGACTTTTCAGCCATTGAGGCTCGTGTTATTTCTTGGCTTGCCGGTGAGGAGTGGAGGCTTGAGGTTTTCCGCACTCATGGCAAAATATATGAGGCATCAGCCTCGCAGATGTTCGGCGTGCCAATTGACCTTATAAAAAAGGGCAACCCCGAATATGCCCTCCGGCAAAAAGGTAAGGTTGCAGAGCTTGCCCTCGGTTATCAAGGCGGCACCGGCGCACTTATCAATATGGGTGCACTTGATATGGGCATACCGGAGGAGGATCTGCCCGATATCGTGAGCCGTTGGCGTGATGCCAACAAACGCATAAGGGATCTGTGGTACAAGGTGGATGCCGCTGCTGTGCAGGTTATCACTCAAGGCGGCAGCGTGGGCGTAAGTAGTATTATACTTGCCCACGAATGGGATGCAGCCGGGGGCACCGACTATATGACAATAACGCTACCAAGTGGCAGAAAACTGTTTTATAATGCCCCGCAAATAGGAGTAAATCAATGGGGCAACCCCTCAATATCGTATATGGGTATGGACCAGACTACAAAGAAATGGAAACGCATCGAAACCTACGGCGGCAAGCTTGTGGAGAATTGTGTGCAAGCCATCGCCCGTGATTGTCTGGCGCAGGCCATTGAACACCTGGAGGCAGCAGGGTTGCCGGTTATATTCCACATACACGACGAGGTGGTAATTGATATAAGACCGTTTGCAGACAACGAGGCAATGCTTGCAAAAACGGTTGAAATAATGAGCCGCCCAATTCCGTGGGCTCCGGGCTTGCCCCTTGGTGCCGATGGTTGGGTTGGAAGTTTTTTCAGAAAGGATTGAATATGTGCATTAATTACGAAGAATTTCTTAAAACCAAAGCGCAGGCTGTTCCATGTTGTGGATTCAGCGTTGCAAAAGATGAGATGAACCCAGCTATGTTTGAGTGGCAGAAGGATATTGCAGGATGGGCTTTTAAGAAAGGAAAAGCGGCACTATTCGAGGACTGCGGGCTCGGAAAGACAATCCAACAGTTAGAATGGACCCGGATCGTTGCTGAGAAAACGGGTGAGCCGTGCCTAATTCTTGCACCGCTTGCAGTCTCACGACAGACAAAAAACGAAGGTGCGAAATTCGGTTATACGGTAAACGTCTGCCGGACGCAGGAAGATGTACGGCCGGGCATTAACATAACAAACTACGAAATGCTCGATCATTTTAACCTTTCTGACTTCGGCGGTGTCGTACTGGACGAAAGTTCTATTCTGAAGCACTACAGCAGTAAGATGCGGAGCCAGATCATCGACAGCTGCGCGAACGTAAAGTACAAGCTGTCCTGCACTGCAACACCCGCCCCAAACGACTACATGGAATTGGGTAACCAATCCGAATTCCTCGGCGTCATGAAGCGCACGGAGATGCTTGCGACGTTCTTCGTTCATGATGGAGGCGAAACGAGCAAATGGCGGCTTAAGGGGCACGCACAGCGCGATTTCTGGCAGTGGCTTGCAGGATGGGCCGTCGTGCTGACTACGCCTGCGGATCTTGGGTATGACAGTTTCGGGTATGAGCTGCCCGATCTTAATATAGAGTACATCACTGTACCCTCTGATTTTCCGGTTGCATCGACGCTCTCAGAGCGGCGTAATGCGCGAAGAGCAAGTCTCGAAGACAGGTGCGTGCAAGCCGCAGCTTTGGTCGATCGTGAACCGGATGCACAATGGCTCGTTTGGTGCGACCTCAATGACGAAGCCGACAAGCTCAAAGACTTGATCCCGTGCGCAAAAGAGATTCGCGGATCAGATAGTCCCAAAGTGAAAGAAAACGCCTTAGCGGGTTTTTCTATGGGATTCTGCCGACGTCTGATTACTAAACCGAGTATCGCAGGTTTCGGACTGAATTGGCAATCGTGTCATAACATGATATTTGTAGGGCTATCAGATAGTTACGAAATGATGTATCAGGCGATCCGCAGATGTCTCCGTTTCGGACAGCAAAACACAGTGAATGTGTACATCGTTACCTCCGAGGCCGAGGGTGCGGTGAGAGAAAACATTCAGCGCAAAGAAGAACAGTGCAAAACAATGATAAAAGAAATGGTATCGCACACAAAGGAAATACTCGCCGAGGATGTTAGGGCGACGTTTCGCATGACTGAGCCTTATACACCGACAATGGCAATGACAATACCTACGTGGCTAACAACCGAAGGAGTAACATCATGAACGTTTTAAATCAAACAATAGGAAACGGATGGGCGCTGTACAACGGGGACAGTTGTGAACTGTTGAAAGGGCTGCCTGACAACAGTATTCATTACTCTATTACATCCATCCCTTTCGCGTCGCTTTACACATACTCAAACAGCGACAGAGACCTTGGCAATAGCCGAAATTACGGAGAATTCGCTGAGCACTATCATTTCCTTTGCGCCGAATGGCTTCGGATCATGATGCCGGGGCGACTGGTGTCCATACACTGCATGAATCTTCCTGCGATGAAAGAACGCGATGGGTTCATAGGGGTAAAAGACTTCCGTGGTGATGTCATCCGATGGATGCAATCAGCAGGATTTATTTTCCACAGCGAGGTGTGCATCTGGAAAAATCCCGTTGTTGAAATGCAGAGAACCAAGGCGCTCGGATTGCTGCATAAGCAGATTCGCAAGGACAGCGCAATGAGCCGCATGGGCATTCCCGATTACATCGTCACGTTCAGAAAACCCGGCGTGAATCCAGAGGCAATCACGCATACACACGAAGGATACCCGGTTGACCACTGGCAACAGGTGGCATCTCCGGTGTGGGACGAATACCCTTCGCCTGTTTGGTGGGACATAAATCAAAGCGCTACGCTTCAAAAGAAGTCTGCAAGAACCGACAAAGACGAAAAGCACATATGCCCTCTTCAACTGCCCGTAATTGAACGTTGCATAGAATTATGGACAAACCCCTGCGATGTAGTACTCGATCCATTCGACGGTATTGGCTCGACGGGCTATCAGGCATTAAAAATGGGACGGAGACACATCGGCATCGAGCTGAAAGAAAGTTATTACAAGCAAGCCGTCGCAAATCTTACCGCCGCAGAAAGCGAGGTAAACAAGTATGGCAACTAAAATATACATAGCCGGAAAAATCACCAGCGATACCAGCGAGCGCGGCAAAATAGTCAGAAACGCAGCAAAGTCCTTCGGAATCCTTCTCTTTTAAGCCGAAACGCCCGCGAGGGCGTCCGCAGGAGACCGCCTCCCTGCGCTGAAGATGGCAGGCGAGAAAGGAAGCACAATGGAACACAAACGCTATATCGTAGACGAACGCGAGATTGACCTTCTCGACCGCTACGAAGGAACAATGGCACAAAGAAAAGACCCTCACAGATACGACACTTTCCCGAAGGAAACGCTCGCTACTTTTTGCCGAATGAAAGACCGCTCGAACGATCTCTTCTTCAGAAGGTACGAGGGCGCGAAAGAGGTTATAGACCTTATCGCAAAGCAAGTCGGCATCAACCCGAAGAACACTGGATACTGGCTTTATGCCCCAGACGCTGACGGAACATCACCCATCGTAAAAAGTATAGAGGAATGGGTCAGCAGAAGCGGAGAAAAAGCGCAACTCAAAAAGCGGCTGCAGGAACTCGAACAAGAAAACGCTCTCCTGCGTTCGCTTATTCAAAAATAAGGAGGAATCATATTGAAAGAACTGTTCATAGATAACTTTGCCGGTGGAGGAGGGGCTTCGACCGGCATCGAAATGGCAATCGGGCGCAGCGTAGACATTGCAATCAACCATGACCCAGATGCCATAGCGATGCACAAGGCGAACCACCCCGCATCAAAGCATTACTGCGAGGATGTTTGGCAGGTAGACCCTGTCGAAGCATGCGCCGGAAACCCCGTCGCGCTGGCGTGGTTTTCGCCGGACTGCAAGCATTTCTCCCGCGCAAAGGGCGGGAAGCCGGTAGACAAGAACATCAGAGGGTTGGCATGGGTCGCCATCAAGTGGGCATACACGGTGCGTCCAAAGGTTCTGATGCTTGAGAACGTCCCCGAAATCCAAACGTGGGGTCCGCTCGGAAAGGACGGCAAGCCTATAAAGGAACACACCGGTGAGACATTCATGGGCTTTATTCTCGCCTTGACCAGCGGCATTCCCACATGGCACCCCGCATACCAAGAGATGTGTGATGCGCTCTCAATCGAACAGACGTCGAAAATAGCGCAGAAACTGCAAAAAGGACTGGGATACAATGTACAGCACCGAACGCTGAAATCCTGCGATTACGGCGCACCGACGACAAGGACGCGCCTCTATCTCATTGCCCGCTGCGACGGTCGCCCTATTGTCTGGGCAGAACCCACACACGCCCCGAAAGACAGCGAGGCAGTCAAGCTGGGACTTAAACTGCCGTACCGTACCGCCGCCGAGTGCATCGACTGGTCGATACCCGCACAAAGCATCTTCGAGCGCAAAAAGCCGCTTGCAGAAAACACAATGCGGAGGATCGCGCGAGGTATTCAGAAATTCGTAATTGACAACCCCGAACCGTTCATTGTGACCGTCAACCATTCCGGCGAAGGCTTCAGAGGACAGAGTACGGATGAGCCGCTCGGAACTATTACGGCAAAGAACGGATACGGCGTGGTCACGCCGACGATCATGTGCAACAACACAAACAACGTCGGCGCGAACGTCGAGACACCCCTCCCTACCATCACAACAGGAAACCGAAACTATCTCGTAGCCCCTTCCATCGTTCCCATCGGATACGGAGATCGCGATGGGCAGGCACCAAGAGTGAACAAGGTCGACGAACCTCTCGGAACGGTCGTGCCAAGCGGAAAACACTACCTCGTCGCCCCGACGCTGATCCAGTACCATAGCGAGACCGCCAAAGATGAAGTGCGCGGGCAAGAGCTGACAGAGCCACTCATGACGCAGGACACATCGAATAGATATGCCCTCTCGGTGGCACACATCATGAAGAACTACGGCGGAGGATACAACGGCGCAGGAAGCGCAGCGGATGCCCCGCTTGATACGGTCACAGCCAAAGACCACAACTCCCTCGTTACCGCCCACATCATGACGATGCGAAACAGTATGGACGGTCAGCCCGTCGACGAGCCGCTGACAACCATCTCCTGCAGCGGAGCGCACCACGCAGAGGTTCAAGCATTCCTCGTGAAATATTTCTCCACAGGCGCGGCAAAATCGGTCAATGAACCGCTTGATACGGTGACGACAAAGGATCGCTTCGCGCTGGTAACCATTCACGGTGAGGAGTACATAATCACGGACATAAAGATGAGAATGCTTCAGCCGCGCGAACTTTTCAACGCGCAAGGCTTCCCCAGCGACTACATCATCGACCACGATGCGGATGGACACCCATACGTGAAATCAAAGCAGGTCGCACGTTGCGGAAACGCGGTCACACCGCAGGTACCCGCCGCCCTTGTCAGAGCGAATCTGCCGGAATATTGTACAGATGAGGTGAACAATGGTGACTGAATCAAAGACAGACAACAGCAAATGCCATCATTACAACAGCGAGGGCTACGCCGATCCCACCGCATACGGTGCCTTAAAGCCGATTATGCAGGCGGATGCCGCCCTTGAGGGCAAAGTAAACTTTTTGATTAAAGTGTTAAAGTTTATAGCCAATGAGGCCGGGTTTGATGTGGTAAACCGTATTGAACTGCGGGACCGTAACACGGGGAGGTGTTTCAAGTGAAAATAAAAGAATTGTTAGGCTTTTGTGGTGTAAAGGGTTGCAACCACCGTGCATATTGCACCGCAACTTTAACTGCAAAACGAAAGCAAGACGGTACGCCCGTGAAATTGAGCAAAAGAAAATTGTGCGAGGAGCACCTTACCGAGGTAATAGCACAAGCAACAACACACAGCTCCATAGATGATTAAGCCCCTCCCGCCGTGGGTGCGGGCGGTAAGGAGTAACCGCTATGCAATATGATCGTAAAATTGCCATAGCCTCCGGTGCAAGCAGGCGTGCAACCGTGTGGAGCACGCAAACGCTTATGGTATCGGAATTATGGCAAAAGTTAAAAGTGCCCGCAAGGGGCACCGAAACCCTTGCAGAATACCTAAACCTTAAAAAAGCACAGCAGGACGATCTCAAGGATATTGGCGGTTTTGTCGGCGGTACCCTTAACGGACCGCGCCGCAAGGCCAACAATGTGGCCGGGCGTGATATTATCACCCTTGACCTTGACAACATACCCGCAGGGCATAAAGACAATGTGCTCCGCATTGTGGAGGGTTTGGGCTGTGGGTACTGTGTTTACAGCACCCGAAAGCACCAGCCTGCTGCCCCTCGTCTGCGTGTGCTCTTTCCGCTTGACAGAACGGTAACGGCTGACGAATACGAGCCCATAGCCCGTAAAGTAGCTGAATATATAGGCCTTGAATACGCCGATCCCACAACCTTTGAGCCCGGCCGCCTTATGTATTGGCCGAGCTGCTGCCGTGATAGTGAGTATGTGTATGTTGTGGGTGATAAACCTTTTTTATCTGCCGATGGCCTGCTTGCACAGTACGCTGATTGGCACGATATGACGCAGTGGCCCGCCCTGCCGGGGCAGGCACAGTTTACCAAGCTGGCGGTAAAGCAAGGCGATCCGGACGGCAAAAACGGCGTTGTGGGTGCATTTTGCCGCACCTATGATATACAGCGTGCAATGGACGAGCTGCTCCCCGGTATTTATGAGCCGGTTGATAATATGCCCGGCAGATATACATACCTCGGAGGCTCTACCGCTGGCGGCGCCGTGCTTTACGATGACGGCAAATTTTTATACAGCCACCACGCAACAGATCCCTGCGGCGGCCGCCTTGTAAATGCATTTGACCTTGTGCGCCTGCACAAGTACGGCGATAAGGACGATACCGCAGCCGCAGGCTCACCCACCAACCGCCTGCCCTCCTACCTTGCTATGTGTGAGTATGCTTGCTCTCTTTCGGATGTTAGCGCACTTATCAGCAAGGAACGGTACGAAAGTGCCGTTAAGGACTTTGACGGCATCACCGCTGACGAGAGCGAGGAGCCGGAAAATTGGATGGTGCTGCTTGAAAAGAACACCCAGACGGGCGCTGTTAAAGCCACCATTGACAATGTGCGTATTATCCTGGAGCACGATCCCCTGCTTAAAGGCAAGTTTGCGCTTAACGAATTTGCCGGCCGTGGTGAGGTGCTCGGCTCCCTGCCGTGGGATAAACGGGAAAAACGCCGCCTGTGGGATGATAACGATAACCAAGGGCTTTACTGGTACCTTGAGCGTGTGTATAAGATTTCCGGCAACGGCAAAGTTGATGGGGCTCTTTCCCTCCATTCCAACGCCCACGCCTTTAACGATGTAAAGGACTACCTCAAGGGCTTGCAGGGCAAGTGGGATGGCGTGCCCCGCCTCGATTGCCTTTTTATAGACTACCTCGGCGCAAAAGATACGGCATACACCAGGGCTGTAACCCGCAAAGCGTTTACTGCCGCCGTTGCCCGTGCTATGACCCCCGGCTGCAAGTATGACAATATGGTTATTTTGGCCGGTCCGCAGGGTATCGGTAAAAGCACCCTGTTAGATAAAATGAGCCGTGGCTGGTTTAATGACAGCATACGCACCTTTGAGGGCAAAGAGGCAAGCGAACTGCTCCAGGGCGTTTGGCTTGTGGAGGTATCGGAGCTTGATGCTTTCCGGCGTACTGATGTAAGCCGCATTAAGCAGTTTTTGAGCCTCCGCGCGGATCGTTTCCGTGCAGCGTATGGGCGTAATGTTAAGGAGCTGCCCCGCACTTGCATCTTTTTCGGCACTACCAACACCGCTGAATACTTGCAGGACACCACCGGCAACCGCCGCTTTTGGCCGATAGACACTGGCGAACAGAGGCATACCAAAAGCGTATGGCGTGACCTTGACCCGGAAATAGATCAGCTGTGGGCAGAGGCGTATGTGCGCTGGCAGACCGGTGAGCCTCTTTACTTATCCGGTGCTGTTGAAGACGCCGCAAAGGAAAAGCAGGAGGAACACAGAGAGGCATCCAGCCGTGAGGGTATCGTGCGTGAATTTATGGAGCGACCGGTACCGGACGATTGGAGCAAGTGGCCGCTTGATAAAAGGCGTATGTTCTGGGGCGGCGTAACAATGGGCAACGACAGCCTGCGCCTTGTGCCACGTGATACTATTTGCGCCCTTGAAGTTTGGTGCGAGGCCTTCGGCGGCAACATTAAGGAAATGAAAAACACCGACACCAGAGAGCTTAACGCCATTATGGCAGCAACGCCGGGCTGGCAAAAAGCAAGCAACGCAAAGTATATGGGGCCATATGGTACGCAGCGTGGGTTTATTCGCAAATAATCTTACAAATACACCTTACAAAACCTCTTACAATCAAAAAATCGTGTAGAAATGTAAGAAAATTAAAATCTTACAATTACACACGCAAAAACGGGGTTTTGTAAGATTGTAAGAGGTTTTGTAAGACCGCAAGACCGCATAAAATAAGGGTTTTTATCGATTTTCTTACAATCTTACATTTTTTATTATAAAGTGTAAAAATAGAGAGTTTGAGAGTAATATTACGCTCTAAACCGCCTGTATGCGGGTATTATGCGTGCGCGCGTGAGAAAGTTAGAAAAGGAGGAAAACGATGCTTGAAAAAACTGTTGAAAAAGAATTGTGCGACCGTGTAAAAAATGATCTTGGCGGCTGGGCATTAAAATTTGTGAGCCCCGGACAAAACGGCGTACCGGATCGCATTGTGCTTGTGCCGTATGGGCGTATATATTTTGTGGAAACAAAGGCACCGGGTAAAAAACTTCGTAAGCTGCAAGAATATGTTTGCGGTTTGATACAGCAGTTAGGTTTTAAGGTGCTGCGGATAGATACCAAGGAAAGGGTGGGGGCTTTCGTAAGGGAGGTGCAAACGGGTGGAATATAAACCGCATAATTACCAAGCGTACTGTATTGAGCGTATTGTAAATGATCCGGCGGTTGGGTTGTTCCTCCGTCCGGGCTTGGGCAAAACCTCAATAACGCTTTCGGCAATAAACATTTTGAAATACTTTAAGTGGAACATTGCAAAGGCTTTGGTTGTAGCACCCAAAAAGGTTGCAGAGGGTACCTGGAGCAAGGAGGCAAACAAGTGGGATCACTTAAAGAATCTGCGTGTGGTGACGGTCCTGGGGTCGTCCGCAAAGCGTATAAAGGCACTTAACACTCCTGCGGATGTGTATGTTATAAACCGTGAAAACATACCCTGGCTGGTTGAATACTACCGGCAGGCGTGGCCGTTTGATATGGTGGTGCTTGACGAAAGCACGAGCTTTAAGAACGGCCAAAGCAAACGCTTCAAGGCGATGAAACTTGTACGGCGTTTTTGCAAAAAGGTTGTGCTGCTTACCGGCACACCATCCTCCAAGGGGCTTATGGACCTGTGGGCGCAGATTTATTTACTTGACGAGGGCGCACGGCTGGGCAAGAATATAACACAATTCCGCACACGGTACTTTGATGCCAATACACACGGCGGGCATTTTACCGATTATAAACCGAAAGAGGATGCCGAGGCGGCCGTGCTTAAAGCCATAAGTGATATTTGCGTATCAATGAAAGCCGAGGACTACCTGGAGTTACCTGCTTGTATTGAGCACGATGTTCCCGTAGTGCTTGACGATAAGACAATGAAAGCGTACAAGCAGTTTGAGCGTGATCTGCTGCTTACCATTGACGAGGACACCATAACCGCCAACACCGCCGGAGTGCTTACCGGCAAGCTGTTACAGTTTTGCAGCGGTGCAATGTATGACAATGACCGCAAAGCCGTACATATTCACGATTGCAAAATTGAGGCCTATATGGAGCTTTTGGAAAGCCTAAACGGTGAGCCTTGTATTACATTCTACGGCTACCAGCACGATAAGGATCGGATTCTTGCAGCCCTCAGTAAAACAAAGCTGCGTGTGTGCGTGTATAAAGGCACCGAGGACGAGGATGCCTGGAACGGCGGCAAGGTTGACGTGCTGCTGGTGCACCCAAGCAGCTGCGCCTATGGGTTAAACCTGCAAGCAGGCGGCCGGCACATTATCTGGTTCACACCAAATTGGAGCTTTGAGCTTAACGATCAAGGCAAGTGCCGTTTGTGGCGGCAGGGCTCTCCGTATGATAAGGTGTATGTACATTACCTTATTGTGCAGGGGTGCGTTGACGAGGATGTGCTTGACACTATACGGGAGCGTGCAGGCACACACGAAACCGTGATGCAAGTGCTTAAAGCCCGTATCAAGAAAATAAAGGAGCCAGCAGTATGACGCTAAAAGAATTATCACAGTTATACTACCTTAACCGTGAAATTGAACGAGATCAACAGCGTTTAGAAGAATTACGGGCGAGGGCTTCAGCACCGGGTTCAACTAATTATGACTGCATGCCCAAAAGCTCCGGTTTTGAGAACCGACTTGACCGATACATCGCAGAAATTGTTGACCTTGAGGCGATCATCCATGCGAAAATAACGCAGTGTTTACACGAGCGTGCACGCCTTGAGAGGTATATTGCCGAAATACCGGACAGCTTAACTCGGCAGATCTTTCAGCTGCGATTTATTAATGGCTTAACCTGGGGACAGATTGCGTTTACGGTGGGCGGCGGCAACACTGAGGAGGGCGTGCGTAAAAGGGTTTACAGATACCTTGAGCAAGAAAACAAAGGTGAAAAATAAAGATGTCCCAAAATGTCCGGGTTACATACTGTATAATGTAAACTGTGAATATAAACCACAAGGGCGTTGCCCTCATCAGGTAAGAACAGCGGCGGGGTTTACTCCTCCAGATAGCCCCGCTGTCTGTTCTTTTATTTATACGGATAATATGTGTCGGATCGTAATAGCCGGCGGTTGGGGTCGGAGGGAGTTTAGTTATTGAATCGAGGTGATACCCATGACCGACAAACAAAAACGCTTTGCAGATGAATATTTGATTGATTGCAACGCCACAAGGGCATACAGGGCAGCATATCCGAATGTAAAGAAAGACAATGTTGCGGCAGCTGCCGGAGGTCGACTGTTAAAAAATGTTAATGTTTCTGCATACATAGCCGATCGCCTTTCTGAAATAAGCAGTAAAAAGACCGCCAAGGCGCAGGAGGTCATGGAGTATCTCTCTTCTGTCCTTCGCGGAGAAAGCGAAGCAAGCGTTATTGTCGTTGAGGGTTACGGTGACGGATGTTCAGAAGCAAAAATTGTTAAAAAACCGCCTGACGAAAAGGAACGCCTTAAGGCTGCGGAGCTGCTCGGCAAGCGGTACGGTCTGTTCACCGAAAAAGTTGATGTTGCCGGAGCTGTTCCGGTCGTTATTTCCGGAGGTGGCGAACTTGAGGATTAATGTATTGGGTACGCCGTACAGAATCTTTGAAAGAACGGAAATACAAGACAGATATATTGAAAAATGTGATGGGTATTGCGACAAAACAACTCACATTATCGTGATTAAAAAGAGATCTGACGATTGTGAACTCGGTAACTTTGAAAGATACCGCCGTAAAGTTATGCGCCATGAGATAATACATGCGTTTTTGTTTGAATCGGGACTTGCAGAGAATTTTGCTCACCCGGAATGGGGACATGAGGAAACAATGATTGATTGGATTGCCGCTCAATTCCCTAAAATGCTGAAAGTATTTAAAGAGGTTGATTGTCTTGATGACTAAAACCGTCAACCGACTGTATCTCCCCGATATAGTCGGCAGGGGCTACGGCACATTTTGGCGGTTTGAAGGGCGTTATCGCGTATGCAAAGGCTCGCGAGCCTCTAAGAAATCAAAGACCTCCGCTCTGAATCATATAGTCCGCATTATGGAATATCCGCAGTCTAATCTCCTCTGTGTGCGTAAGACATACCGTACATTAAAAGACAGCTGCTTTACCGAGCTTAAATGGGCTATACACCGCCTCGGCGTTGACGCCTGGTGGGATATTAAAGAATCACCGCTTGAAATGACCTACAAGCCCACCGGACAAAAGATCCTTTTCCGTGGACTTGACGATCCGCTGAAAGTAACCTCCATTACCGTTGAGGTTGGTGTGCTTTGCTGGCTTTGGATCGAGGAGGCATACGAAATAAGCTCCGAATCCGATTTCGACACCCTGGACGAAAGCATCCGAGGCGAAGTGCCGCCGGGGCTGTTCAAACAAATCACTCTTACATTTAACCCGTGGAATGAACACCACTGGCTAAAACGCCGATTCTTTGACACGGCGCCGGATTCCGATATCCTTGCAATGACTACGAATTACACCTGCAATGAATGGCTTGACGATTCGGATAAAAAAGTGTTCGAGACTATGAAGCTCAACAATCCGCGCCGTTACCGTGTTGCCGGTCTGGGCGAGTGGGGCATTGTTGACGGTCTTGTCTATGAAAACTGGGAAGAACGGCTTTTCAGTATTGAGGAAGTTCGTAAAATCCCCGGCATTAAATCGGCATTCGGACTTGATTTCGGTTACACGAACGATCCGACTGCTTTATTCTGCGGTTTGATAGACACAGCAAGTAAAACACTTTGGGTTTTTGATGAAATATACAAGCCGGGCATGAGCAACGAAGAAATAGCGAAAGCTATTATTTCAGCGGGTTATTCAAAGGAGCGCATTCGAGCAGACAGTGCCGAGCCGAAAAGCATTGATCGCCTTTATGCCTTAGGGCTTGCCCACATACGCAGGGCACGCAAGGGAAAGGACAGCATCAACAACGGCATTGACTTTATACAGGACTATAAAATTTTTATACATCCCCGGTGTACTAATTTCCTTACCGAGATAGGTAATTACACATGGGACAAAGACACAAAGACCGGCAGAAAGCTAAACCGCCCCATAGATGACTTTAACCACCTTATGGATGCCATGCGGTACGCTTTGGAGGAATACTCCGCCGGTCCTAACTATTCTTTTAAGTAAAGGAGGCGAACCAGATGAAAATGATGAATTTTTACTCTCCGCCGATAGAAATACAATCCCGTATGACTGCAAATATTGTACCGGGTATTACGGACAAGCATTTTTTGGAGCTTGAAATTAAAAAGTGGCTGACCTCTCAGGAGCGTCATCGTCAGATAACCGGCGACGCGTACTATGAGGGTATACAGTCGATTTTGAAGCGCAAACGCACGGTTATCGGCGAGGGCGGTGAGATTAAAGAGGTCGACAACCTGCCGAATAACCGCCTTATAGATAATCAATACGCTAAAATGGTAGACCAGAAAGCAAATTATCTTTGCGGTCAGCCGATTACTTTTGACACTAAAAATTCGGAATACGGCAAAGCACTTTCACGAATTTTTAACCGTAAGGCACAACGCACATTTCGTATAGTTGCCGAAAGGTCTCTGACAGGCGGTAAATCGTGGGTATCTCCGTACTATACGGACGATGGCACGCTTGCCTTTGCAATGATCCCGGCGCACGAGGTGCTGCCGTTCTGGAGCGATACGGCACACACAGATCTTGATTGTGCCGTGCATTTTTTCCCCGTTTATGAATATGACGAAAACGGCAGTGAAAGTATTGTTGACAAAGTAGAGGTTTTTCATGCCGGAGGCATTGACCGCTTTATTTGGAAAGACGGCACTCTTGAATTTGACAGTGACGCAGATTCGGGTTCTTATATAACAATAACGGATCCGAAAACTAAAAAACCGCTGGCATTGAATTGGACGAAAATCCCCCTTGTCTGTTTTAAATCAAATCATAGGGAACAGCCTCTGATATGCCGTGTACGCTGTTTGCAGGATGCGCTTAATCTTATGCTGTCAAACTTTGTAAACTCTATGGAGGAGGATGTGCACAATACTGTATTGGTTATTCATAACTACGACGGCGAAGATTTAGGCGAATTCAGGCGCAACCTTGCCACATACGGAGCTGTAAAGGTGCGGACGGTTGATGGTTCGGACGGCGCGGTTGATACACTGGAAATCGATGTTAATGCGGAAAACTATAAAACCGTTATGGAGCTTTTGAAAAAGGCCATAATCGAGAACGCCAGGGGGTACGATGCTAAGGATGACAGACTTTCCGGTAATCCTAATCAGATGAATATACAGTCTATGTATTCGGACATTGACCTTGACGCAAACGGAATGGAAACAGAATTTCAGGCGGCTTTTGAGGATTTACTCTTTTTCGTAAATGCTCATCTTGCAAACACAGGCGCGGGCAACTTTGACGGCGAAGATGTAACGGTTATTTTTAACCGCGATATTCTCATAAATGAGACCGAAGCTATTGACAACTGCGGAAAATCTAAGGGTGTAATAAGCGATGAGACTATTGTAAAACAGCATCCGTGGGTAGATGACCCGGAGGAAGAGTTGGCGCGCATTAAATCAGAAAAAGAGGCAGCAGCTGCTGAAGTTGATACATACCGTGATGCTTTTGAAAACTCCGGAAACGGAAATAATCAGTCGATACAGGACGGCGGTAATCTGAATGAATAATGCGGATTATTGGGCGCGCCGTATGAAAATAATGGAGGACGCTCTCAAAGACAAGTCATACGAGTATGTTAAGAATCTTGAAGAGCAGTTTGACATCGCAATTTCCGATATTGAAAAACAGCTAAGAGCGTGGTATCAGAGATTTTCTGATAATAACGGCGGTATGTCTTATTCTGAAGCACAGAAACTGCTTAATTCCGAAGAACTTAAGGAATTTAAGTGGACTGTTGAGCAGTATATAAAAGCCGGTAAAGAGCACGCTGTAAACGGTGCGTGGGAAAAAGAACTTGAAAACGCCTCCGCACGCGTGCACATCTCACGCCTTGAAAGTCTTAAAACACAGTTAAGGCAACAGGCTGAAATATTAACACAGGAAAGTATACAGGCTGCATCCGATGGATCGGAGCTGTCATATACTCAAAGCTATTATCATACCGCTTTTGAGGTACAGCGAGGTTTAGGTGTAGGGTGGACATTACAGGCTCTTAACTCCAACGCAGTACAAAAAGTGCTTTCCCGTCCCTGGACTGCCGATAATCAGACATTTACGGCGCGGTGCTGGACTGACAAGGCAAAGCTGATTGAAACCGTAAATCAAGAGATTACCCGAATGCTTGCAACCGGTTCATCGCCGGATAAGGCTATTAATGCAATAACGAAGCGGTTTAAGGTTTCAAAACAAAATGCCGGACGTTTGGTAATGACCGAAAGTGCGTATTTTTCAAGCACAGCTCAAAAGGACTGTTTTAATGAACTCGGCGTTGAAAAATACCGTGTTGTCGGCACCCTTGATACAAAGACTTGCAGTACATGCGGAGATATGGACGGTAAAGTATTTAAAATGAGTGAATTCAGCCCGGGTTCGACCGCTCCGCCGTTTCATCCGTGGTGCCGTTGCTGTACTGCGCCGTATTATGAGGATATGGACGGTATCGGCGAACGGTATGCGCGCGATGCAAAAACAGGTGAAAGCTATAAACTGCCGAAAGATATCACATACAAAGAGTGGAAAGCGTTGCAGGATGAGGCTTACGGTCACGAATTCGTTGACAAAACGCGTAAATACGAGTATAATAAAAACGCTGATATGTTACAGTTTGAACGGTATAAAAGTGTTACCGGTGATGTTGTTCCTGATAATTTTGAAGATTTCCAAAAAATCAAGTACGAATCTCCCGACACTTGGGAAAAACTTAAATATCAGTACAGAACGGTTAACAGATATGAAGTAAACGGAAATGTACCTACCGAAAAAATAATCGAACTTGATAACGCTGCTTGGTATACAAAACAGACGGGTTTTGATTACGCATCTTTTTCTGGTAAGGATAGAAAAGAAATCAAAAACTTGGCGCGAAGCGGAAATGCAGCAGTTATGGATTTTGACGGAAAAATATATTTCTCTCACAGTCGTATGGAATATGAATCCGGAATTTGTCTAAAATCATACTCCGGTAAATACCCAGCAATCGGTCTATCTAAAAATCGATTTTATAATGTTCTTGATTTAGGTGACGGTGTTAAACGTCAGTATGATACAGAAGCAAAATTTTTAGAATTTGTTTCTAAACAAAAAAAGGATGAAAAAGATACATTTGAAATAACAATTCTTTCTGAAAAGCATATTTGTAAAAGTTGTGAAGGAGTTGTTAAACAGTTTAAAAAGAAGTATCCAAATGCAACTGTGAATATAGTATCGGGTAAAAGAGGTTATAACGGTGACCCGTCTGGAGGAAAAACTTGGGTAAACAGAAAGCGAGTGAATAATAATGCTAAAACACATTGAGGCATCTTGTTATGACGAGGATAAATATGAGGCTCAAAAGGCGTTTTATGTTAGAAGTTATGATAGAGTCTGTTACGAAAATGAAGAGCCGGAGACACCGGACAAAACGGTAAGAGGTACACTTATGACATTTTATCCTGAGGATTTCGATGAAGAGGGGATGGATAAATTTATAATGCTTGTTTCCGGTATGCTATGGGCAATTGGGCACGGCGGAATTGCAGACGATGATCCGGAAGATCTCGCATACAATGTTTGGCTTGCGCTCAAAGACTTTTCCACCGGAAACTATGACGATTTGTTCACCCCAGAGGATCTTATCCTTGTAAAACAGGATGTAAAAACTCTTTACGACTATTTCGATAAACACCCTTTGCTTAAAGGCGACTAAAGTTATATAAAAGCTTGTTAAAAGCATCGTACAGAAATGTGCGGTGCTTTTTTCATACCCAAAATTACCGTTGACCCGACGGACAACAAAACGGGTACTGCCGATACCGGGACTTGCCGGAATAAAAAGGACAGGCAGGGAAAGGAAAAACTATGCTCGAATGGCTCAAACCGATTCTCGGCGACAGTTATAACGACGAGATCGACAAACGGGTATCACAGGAGATCGGCAAGAACTTCGTTTCAAAAACCGATTTCAACTTAAAATCGGAGGCCTTAAAGACCGCCGAAAAAAATCTTGAAGAACGCAACAGACAGCTTAACGAGTTAAAGGAGTCATCCGGAGACGCCGAATCGCTCAAACAGCAGATTGCGGATCTTCAGCAGAAAAATTCGGATGAAAAGAAGCTTTATGATTCAGAGATTGCACGCATCCGTCTTGATAACGCGGTCGAATCCGCGCTTACGTCGGCAGGTGCAAAGAACAACACCGCCGTAAAGGCGCTGCTTGCGGATTTTCTTAAGGACGCAAAAACTGACGACAGCGGAGTTGTTAAAGGTCTGACAGATGAAATCGAAAAGCTGGCAAAATCCGAATCCACATCATTCCTATTTAACTCCTCAGACTCAAACACACAGCAGTTTAAAGGAATGACACCCGGCAATCCCGGCGGAAAAACTCCGCCCCCGGAAAGCAAAGAACCGAAAGATATGAACTACGATGAGCTTTGCGCGTATCTTGAGGCTAACCCCGGAGCAAAGCTCGAATAATTAACAGAAAGAAGAGGTAAATAATTATGCCTAATGCAAAATTTGACGCAAAAAGCTTTAACGCCGAGGCTTTTAAGTACAAAGTCGGCACCGTTCCCAATTTAAAAATGAACGAAATAAAAAAATCTAAGGCACTCGCCCCCAACCCCGATATCAGGGCTGTTTTCTCAAACCAGGGCGGTACCGGATACGCCCGTATCGCTATGCGCGGACTGCTTGACGGCGAAGCCGTAAATTACGACGGTCAGACCGACATTACCGCAACATCCCTCAAAACATTTGAGCAGGGTGTTGTTGTAGTCGGCAGGGCAAAAGCATGGGTTGAAAGAGATTTCAGCTATGATATTACAGGCGGGCAGAACTTTATGGACGCCGTTGCCGCGCAGGTTGCTGCATATAAAGACGGCGTAGACCAGGATACAATTCTTGCTATTCTTAAGGGCGTGTTTGCAATGAACAGCGATGCTAAGAGCAAGGAATTTGTTTCAAAACACACATCAGATGTTGACGGTGCAATGACTGCAACCACGCTTAACACAGCGACAAATAAAGCCTGCGGAGCTAACAAAAAGAAGTTTTCACTTGTGTTTATGCACAGCGATGTGAGCACCGGTCTTGAAAATCTTAATCTCATGGAGAGACTCAAGTATACCGATAAGGACGGCATTACCCGCAGTCTTGATCTCGGTGAATGGAACGGTAAGCTCGTTGTTGTTGACGATGATCTTCCCGCCGAGGAAGGCTATTTCGACGCGACCGAAAGCACCGAGGGTGCTGTTAAGGTGGTTGCTAACAATTCAACTCCTTCAGCCGGTGAAATTAAACTCTCCGCCGTAACTCCATACTTTGGCGGTAAGACGCTTGCAGCAAATATGTATGTTGTTCCCGGAATCCGTTACACTACGTACATGCTTGGCGACGGTGCTGTTTCTTATGAAGATATCGGCGCAAAAGTACCTTACGAAATGGGCAGAGACCCCGCTAAAAACGGCGGTCAGGATACTCTCTATAATCGTTGGCGTGACTGCTTCGCTCCCTTTGGCATTTCCTATGAAAAGGTAAACCAGGCGAGCCTTTCTCCCACGGATGCGGAACTTGCAGACGGCGCGAACTGGGTGCTTGTACATTCCGGAGAGGCGCAGGCGGCAAAGCGTTCGTACATAAATCACAAAGCTATCCCCATAGCGAGAATCCACTCCAGAGGATGATATCAAAATAGGTACGGCTAATGGATATTTATAATGATGTCACAGCAAGGTTATTGCAGTTGGGGTACACTGTTCCGTCTTTCGGTATTGCAGATCCCGCAGTAAACTATGCCATAAACCATGCCGCCGAGAAAATCAAGGCAAACATAAACCGTACGGAAATCCCGGATGGTTTACGGCATACATGGATAGACATGGCGGCAGGGCTGTATCTTTTTGATAAAAAATCATCCGGACAGCTCAGTGATAACTTTGATTTTACAATTCCTGCAAAAAAGATAACCGAGGGTGATGTTTCTGTTGAGTTTGCAGGCGCGGACGACGGCAGTTCTACGCCGGAGGCAAGGTTTGATAATCTGATTAACAGCCTTATAAATCCTCCGGCGTATCTGTTCGCCCGTTTTAGGAGGTTTGTATGGTAGACTGTAAGAATTATGCCTCGGCAATAAAAAGCCTGTGGCACGGCAGGTGTACGGTTACAGTACGTAATAATGACGCAACCGATGAAAACACCGGGCGTGTTGTCGTGAGTGAGACTGACACCTACACAGACGAGCCCTGCCGTATTTCCTTTGACACTGTGAACGCAACCCAGCCGGAAAACAACGCCTCAAATATCGTACAGAGCATAACGCTTTTTATGGATTCTGCGGTTATTATACCGGAGGGTTCAAAAATTACGGTAACGCAAAACGGTGCAACCGCTGTTTACGAGAAAAGCGGCAAGTCCGCCGTTTACAGCACGCACCAGGAAATACCGCTTGAGATATTCAAGGGGTGGGCGTAATGGCACGCTGGGGAAATGCAGATTTTAAGGAACTGAAAGAACTTCAGGAACGACTGCAAAAACTGCAAAATACGGATTTAAACAAATTCTGCGAGGATGCCTCAAAGGAATTGGCCGCCCGTTTGCTTGCCTTGGTTATTCCCCGTACACCTGTGGGCGATTATCCGAAAGAAACAGGCAAAGAGGGCGGCACACTACGGCGAGGCTGGACTGCGGGCAAGGAAACCGCACCCGGTGCGTATGCAAAAAGCCTGCCGGTTGAAAAATCGGGCAACTACTACATTATACGGGTTATTAACCCCGTTGAATATGCAAGTTATGTGGAGTTTGGGCATAGGCAGACGCCGGGGCGGTTTGTTCCTGCCATTGGCAAACGGCTTAAAAGCGGTTGGGTAAACGGGCAGTATTTTCTCACGCTGTCGGAGGATGACCTGGAACGCATTGCACCTGCCGTGTTACAAAAAAGGCTTGATAAGCTATTACGGGAGGTATTCAATGGCTGAAATAAACTTTAACCAAGTATATGACGGTGTGACGCTTGCATTGCACCGTGCTTTCCCGAAATCTCATATACACGGCGGCGTTATCAAACAGGATCTAAAAGACGGTGATTTTAATGTGCTGCCGATTACGGCAAACCATACAGAACAAATGGGCACCCGTGCCCAGCACAAACCCGTGTTTGATGTAATTTATTATCCGAGCACAGCCGGAGGCCGTACTGAAAGTCTGCGGGTGGCTCACACACTTGCTTATGCGCTCCGCACAATACAAACGCCGAACGGTGACAAGGTGCATTGCTTATCTTTTGACATAACGATTGATGATGAGGCTTTGCACTGCTTAGTCGGATATCCGTATTTTGTGTACGTGCCGGAACTTACGGAACCTATGGAAAATCTAAAAATCGAATAAGGAGGATATAATATGGCAGATAAAAAAATTGAAGAGACTACGGCTGTACCTCGTTTTACGAAAGCACAGCTTACAGCCTCTGATAAATACGCCGGCAGAAAAGACTTGATAGGTGCTCTGCTGGACGATAACACGGAATACACCGTCGAACAGGCGGATGAACTGATTGAAAAATACTTGAAAGGAAATGTGAATTGATATGGCACTCGGCGGAGGAATCTGGCTTACACAGAATAAAGTATTGCCCGGTTCTTATATTAACTTTACAAGTCTTGCAAAAGCAAGCGCATCACTGTCCGACAGAGGCGTAGCGGCCGCGCCGTTTATTCTTTCCTGGGGCGCGGAGGGCAGTGTAATCGAGGTTACGGCTGCTGATTTCAGAAAAAACAGCAAAACTGTTTTCGGATATAACTATGACGCGCCTGAAATGCTTGCTCTTCGTGAGATTTTTTGCAATGCTGTCAAAGTATATTGTTACCGCCTCGGTACAAGCACACAGGCAGAGTGTACCTACGCCAAGGCAAAATACGGCGGTGTGAGAGGAAACGATCTTACTGTTAAAATTACTGCCGACGTTGATAATACAGATTATTTTATTGTAAGTACGCTTCTTGATAGTATTGCTGTAGATGAACAGCGTGTAAAAACCGCTGCCGAGCTTAAAGCAAATGATTTTGTAACATTCAAAACCACCGGCGTAACTTTGACGGCAACCTCCGGCACGCCGCTTGCAGGCGGCGCGGACTGTGCAAGCATTACGGGCACACATTACCAGACGTTTTTGGATGCTATCGAAAGTTATTCATTTAACACCCTCTGCTGCCCGGTAAACCCCACCGACACAAGCACAAAAAGTACGGTTGCACTCTTTGCGAACTATACAAAGCGTATGCGTGAGGAGGTAGGTGCGAAATTCCAGCTTTGCGCTATTAAGCCCGAAACGGACAGCGAGGGCGTTATCGGTGTGTGGAACACCGCAACCTTTAACGGTACGGCAACGGATGCACTTGTGTATTGGGCAGCCGGTGCACAGGCGGCTGTGGCTGTCAATAAATCGCTTACAAACAGCAAATACAATGGTGAGCTTACCGTTGATACAAACTACACGCAGGCAGCCCTTGAGGCGGCTATTAAAGCGGGTAAGTTTATGCTCCACAGCGTAAACGGTACGGTGCGTGTGCTTGAGGATATTAACACTCTTGTAACGCTTACAGCGGAAAAGGGCGAGATTTTCCGGAGCAATCAGACCGTAAGAGTATGCGACCAGATCGCAAACGATGTGGCGGTACTGTTCGATACCCGTTATGTCGGCATTGTTCCGAATGATGCCTCCGGCCGTGCAACTCTGTGGAATGATATTGTTAAACTCATTCAACAGCTTGAAACTCTCCGTGCGGTCGAGGAATTTGATTCCGAAATTGTAAGTGTGAATATCGGAGACCGCAAAGGCTCGGTATTGCTTACGATTGACGGTCTTAATATTGTAAACGCCATGAAACAGTTATATATGAGCGTTATTATTCAGTAAGGAGGTCCGGAATAAATGAACAACAAGGTTATGAAAACAGACGATGCACCGTTTGCCAAGTTTGCGGAGGTTTTTGTAACGCTTAAAAACAGGCGGTATTCTATGCTCATGTGTAAAAATTTTGAGGGCAAAGCAAAAGTTTCTACTCAGGACGTTCCTCGTATGGGCAGTGTAGTTATGGGTAAAAAGCCCTCTACTGTTGAACTTCCATTTACCATGACAATTTATAAGTGCACCGAGATTTTTGACGATGTAATCGATGAGTTTATCAAAACAGGCGTTATGCCGTTGTTTACGATTCAGACATCAAACGAGGATCCTGCCACATCTGTCGGACGCAGTACCAAGGTTTATAACGACTGTGTACTTGACGGGGATGTTCTGCTCTCAATGGCAGGCTCCGGGGATGATTATATCGAGCAGGAAATCAGCGGATTTGCCGGCGGTTACACCCGTCCGGAAAAATATAAGAATCCCGTATACATGTAATTGGAGGTAATTATTTATGACAAAATCATTAAGCGCATTCTTAGCGCAGAATGCAAAAAAGGTTGATAACCGCAAAATAGCTCTTTCTCCCCGCTTCGTTGATGAAAACGGCAAGGCGATAGAATGGGAGATCACCTGTATCACCGCTTCGGAAAATCAGAAACTTCGTAAGGACTGCATGCACAGCACCCCAATTCCCGGAAAGCGCGGGCAGTACACGCAGGAAATGGATACGGCTCAGTATCAGGCAAAGCTTGTTACGCGTTGTACCGTTTTCCCCGATTTCAACGATGCCGAACTCCAGGAAAGCTACGGAGTAATGGGCGCGGAGCAGCTTGCCGGTACAATGCTTACCCCCGCCGAATTTGACGATCTTATTATCGCCATTACCGAACTTTGCGGTTTTTCATCCGAAGGTGAGCTTGCAGACGAGGCAAAAAACTAATACTGGAGGGCGATGAGGAGTCAAATTACGCCTACTACGCCCTCCATAAATTTCATTGGAGACCCTCGGAATTTTTAAATCTTGACCCATACGAGCGTGCTTTTGTCATAGCCGCCATTGATGTACGGATTGAGAATGAAAAGAAAGAGGCAGACCAAGCGAAACGAAAAGCAAAAAGACGGAAATAGAGACGGTACAAGAGAGGAGGCGCACCGAATATGGGCAGAGTGCAATCATCGCTTGTTCTTAACGATCAAATGTCAAAAGTACTTGGCCGTATTAACAAAGCGATGGGCTTGGTTTTGGACAGTTTCGAGGCGGTTCAACGGGCGTCGGGCAAAAGTTTTAATACTGAAAATATTGCCGCCACTCGCCGTGAAATAGGCGCAGCCAATGCGGGTTTAAAAGAGATGGAGGAGAGCTACCGCGAAATTAACAATCAACAGCAAAAATTTAACAGACGCATAAATCAGAGCACAACCGATGCCGGCGTTTTACTCGGCAAAATCAAGGGTGTTGCTTCTGCGTATTTGGGCATGAAATCCGTTACGGCTCTGGTGGGGTTATCGGATACGATGACACAAACAGACGCGCGTTTATCCATGATGAATGACGGTAAACAGTCAAATGAAGAGCTTAACAATATGATTTATGCATCCGCGCAAAGGTCAAGAGGTTCATATCTCGGAACAGCTGACACTGTTTCTAAACTTGGACTTATGGCAGGAGATGCATTCAGCAGTAATAAAGAAACTATTGCATTTATGGAGCAGGTAAATAAGCAATTTAAAATTGCCGGTACCTCTGCACAGGGCATTGATGCCGCTATGTTGCAGCTTACGCAGGCGATGGGTTCCGGTGTGCTTCGCGGCGAGGAGTATAACAGTATCCTCGAACAGGCACCGAACATCATACAGTCCATTGCAAAATACATGGATGTTCCTACGGGAAAACTTAAGGATATGGCTGCCGACGGTCAGATTACCGCCGACATTGTAAAGTCAGCAATGTTTGCATGTGCAGACGAAACCAACGCCAAATTTGAGAGTATGCCGATGACATGGAACGATGTATGGACTTCAATGCAAAACCAAGCTATTAAAGCCCTTGACCCTGTACTTGTAAAGATTAATGAACTTGCCAACAGCGAAAGCGTACAGCAGACTGTTGACGAACTTCTGAACGGTTTTTCGGCCGTAACAGCGGTTTTGGCACAGGTTTTTGAGGGTGTATGCGCCGTGTATAACTTTGTTGCGGGGAATTGGAGTTGGATTGCCCCGATAATAGGCGGTATCGTTACAATGCTATTGCTGTACAACGGTGCTCTGCTTGTAAATAATGCCATACAGGGTATCAGCAACGGTTTGAAAACTGTTGCCGCCATTGCTGCAGTGGCGCATGGTACTGTAACAGCCGCCGAAGCCGCGTCAACAACTGGTATGACTGCAGCTCAGGTCGCGCTTAACGCAGCTTTGTATGCATGTCCGCTTACATGGATAATTGTCGCAATTATTGCTGTTATTGCTGTAATATACGCAGTTATTGCGATAATTAATAAGGTGACAGGAAGCACGATCTCAGCAACAGGTGTTATACTCGGAACCCTTGCCGCCGCCGGTGCTTTTATTTGGGATCTTGTTCTTGCAGTATTCGAATTGGTACTCGGCGTTATAGAGAGACTCGTTAACCCGTTTATCACAATAGCAAATTTTATAGCTAATGTATTTCGTGACCCTGTCGGTTCTGTAATAGAACTGTTCGGCAGTATGGCCGACCAGGTTCTTGCGGTTTTACAAAAAATCGCATCGGCAATGGATTTTATTTTCGGCTCGAATATGGCTTCTGCCGTGCAGGGCTGGCGTAATTCGTTATCAACAAAGATTGAAGTTGCAACACAGAAATACGGAAACGGTAAATACGAGGAAGTTATGTCGGCACTTGATTTGTCCGTTGAGGACATAGGGCTGAAGCGAATAGCTTACTCCGACGCATGGAACAAAGGCTACAGCGCAGGTGAAAAACTTGAAGATAAGCTCGGTAATTATTTCAGTTTTGATTCAATAAGCCAAGGTGCTGAAAATCTTGATTTGTACGGTAACGGCAGTACCCTCGGCGATATTGCGAAAAACACAGGCGATACGGCAAAGAACACGGGCAAAACCACAGAGGAGCTTTCTTATCTGCGTGATATTGCGGAGCGTGAAGCCATTAACCGCTTTACAACAGCTGAAATCAAGGTTGATATGTCCGGAATGAATAATCGTATAGACAGTAATATGGACCTTGACGGCATAATCAGTTATTTAACGGACGGCGTTGCCGAGGCTTTGGTAACGGCAAGTGAGGGGGTGTATTGATGTGAGTTATAAATGTTATCTTTTCGGTGAGCTTATGCCGCAGACACCGGCAAAGTTATCCGTAAAGATCAGCGGAAAGAATACCACAGTAACCCTGTTGAACGAGGGCGAAATTAACTTTTTGAAATATCCGGGACTCACGGAGATCACCCTGCCGCTTGTTTGCCCTATGTTGACCGCAAGCAAGCGCCCCGATTATTATTTAACCCTGTTGGAGCGTGCCAAAACGCAAAGGACCACAACGCAGTTTATTATGACAAGGACAACGCCCGCCGGGCAGCTTTTGTTTGATACAAATATTAAGGTAAGCGTTGAAGACTACACCATTGAAGAAAACGCATCCAACGGTCTTGATGTGAGCGTTGAGGTAAAGCTTAAACAATACCGTGATTACAGCACAAAAACAGTTGTTATTAAAAATTCGCAGGATAGCAAAGATAACAAGTCTAAAAAAACTGCATCGGTTGAAACTCAAAGGTCATCATCAAATGCCCCACAGACAAAAACCTACACCGTTAAAAAGGGTGATACGCTCTGGGGCATTGCCAAGAAATATTACGGAAACGGAGCGAAATACACGCAGATATATAATGCGAATAAGGATAAAATAAAAAATCCGAACCTTATATATCCCGGGCAGGTATTCACCATACCGTAATGACATACGAGCTTTTTATTCGGCACGGCTCAACCCTTATGTTTCCCCCTGTTGTTGACGGTGTAACGATAGAGTGGCAGCGTAAGGGGCAGCCGGGCAAATTAACCTTTGAATGTATCAAAACGGATGGGCTTGATTTTGCGGAGGGCGATGCCTGTCGCTTTTCGGTTGATGGCACGCCAATGTTTTACGGTTTTGTGTTTGAAAAATCGAGATCCGGCAGCGACAATAAGAAAATCAAGGTAACGGTGTACGATCAGCTTTACTACCTCAACAATAAAGATTATTTTCAGTACGAAAATAAGACCGCGACTGAGGTGGTGCGTATGCTTGCAGAGGACTTTGGACTGAACGCCGGAGCCCTTGAGGACACCGGTTATAAGATTGCCAGCCGCACCGAGGACAACAAAAGCCTTTTTGATATTATCCAAAACGCCCTTGATGAAACACTCAAGGCTACAACACAGCTTTATGTGCTGTATGACAATGCCGGAAAACTCACGCTTTCCAATATAGGAAATATGAAACTCGGCCTTGTGATAAACGAGGACACCGCAGGCGATTATGGCTATAAATCAAGCATTGCAAACAACACATACAACAAAATACGGCTTTTCCGTGAGGGCTCGGATCCCGTAACCGTAAAAAGCAGCAGTACCATAATGCAGTGGGGTGTGTTACAGTATGCCGAAAAGGTGAACGATGACAGCACAAACCTTAACAATATGGCTGCCTCCCTACTTAAACTCTACAACACCAAAACCCGTACATTAAGCGTGAAAAATGTGCTGGGTGATACAAGGGTAAGGGCGGGTACGCTGCTTGTGGTTATCCTTGGGCTGGGTGATATGAATGTATCAAACTTTATGCTTGTAGAAAGCGTAAAGCACAGTTTTAAGGACGGGCAGCACCTTATGGAGCTAAAATTGCGAGGTGGTACTTTTGTCACTTGATGCACAAAAACTTGTAATGCTGATTAAGCAGGCCGCCGTGGAGGCGGTAAATGCAAAGGATCCTATGTCCTTAAAAATCGGTGAGGTTGTTTCTGTCTCACCTTTAAGAATCAGCATTAACCAAAAGATTACAATTCCTGCATCACAGCTCCTGCTCACAAATTCCGTGCGTGATTATACGGTAAATTGTCTGGATTCGGGAGATAAAAAGAAGATAATATTTCGGCTCGGACTAAAAAAGGGTGAAAAGGTGTTGATGCTCCGGTGCGATGGCGGGCAAAAGTTTATAGTGTTAGACAGATTGGAGGCACCAAATGGCTGATAATTCATACTTACCGCAGACCGGTGATGATCTTGATCTCATTGAGTTTGCAATGGAACAGCAACCCAGCCATACCTACAAGCTGGATATAAGCCGGGGGCGGGTTAAAGGCATTACCGAGGATGCCGATGCGCTGCTGCAAGCGGTGTATTTAATTCTTTCGGTAGAGCGTTTCCAATACCCCATTTACTCCTACAACTACGGTGTGGAACTGGTTGACCTTATAGGCCAGCCAAAAGATTTTGTAATGTCCGAAGTAAAACGCCGTATTACCGAGGCATTAACCCAGGATGACCGCATAAACAGCGTGGACGGCTGGGAATTTGAAAGCACCAAAAAGGCACTTATTGTAACCTTTACAGTGCACTCAATTTACGGCGATATAGAAACCAAAAAGGAGGTGGATGTATGAGTCTTTTTGAGGATCAAACCTACGAAAATTTACTTGCAAATGCAATGGCAAGAGTAAGCTCAGCCTTTGATAAACGGGAGGGCTCTATGGTGTATAACGGCGTGGCTCCGTCTATGGCAGAGCTTGCACAGCTGTACATCGGCCTTGACTTTGTTTTTACAGCAACCTACATTGCCACCGCCCCCCGTGATTACCTCATAGAACGGGCAAAGGATCGTGGACTTTCGCCCAAGGCGGCAAGCGCTGCGGTGTTCCGTGCGGAGTTTAATATTGAGGTGCCTGTCGGCTCCCGTTTTTCCTGCGAGGAATTAAACTTTATTGTGATGGAACGAATGACCGGCGAGGACACGGAAACAGGCCTCAGCCACAAAGTAACCTGTGAAACGGCAGGTTCGGCGGCAAACGATTGCACCGGGGATCTTATTCCTATCGAATATATAGACGGATTGACCTCGGCAAAACTCGTTGAACTTCTTATCCCCGGTGACGATGAGGAAGAAACGGAAACATTCAGACAGCGTGTTCTTGATTCCGTGAAAAACCAGGCATTCGGAGGTAATAAAGCCGATTATAAGGCTAAAGTTCTGAGTATTGACGGCGTATCGGCAGTAAAGGTACATCCCGTTTGGAATGCAGATATATCTCCGTCTGAGCTTATTCCGTCCGAAGCAGTAAAGACATGGTACGAGAGTTTTATAAATACTGTAACGGATAAAGACGCAAAAGCATGGCTTACAAGCGTATACACATCGGCGCTCGATAAAAAACTTACGGTCGGCGGTTGTGTAAAACTCGTAATTATGGGCGCAGACAACAGCGTACCATCGTCTGAATTAATCAGCGCAGTTCAAACAGTTATAGACCCCGTACAAAATGCAGGAGAAGGCAGGGGACTTGCTCCTATCGGGCATGTTGTGAATGTTGTCGGGGTGTCACCGTATGAGATTTCAGTAAGCGCAAAATTCACTTTAAATTTAGGGTACACATTTGAAGACGCAGAAGATTCTGTTAACAATGTCGTACAAGAGTATTTTAATGAAATTGCGAGCAACTGGGGAAACGAGTCAGAATTGACGGTACGGATTTCCGAAATAGAGAATCGTATTTTATACTCCTGTAAACCGTTTATTTATGATATTGAGAATATCAAGCTCAACGGTTATACAAAAAACATTAAACTCGAGGATGATTACATTCCCGTTCTTGCTTCGGGAGGCGTGACAAATGTTTGACCGTAATTTAATCGACTATCTGCCGCCTGTTCTCAGAGATGTCGATGATTTTATTGCAATATCCGACGCCGTACAGCCCGAAATAAAAAAAGCATGGGACTCTCTTGCATCGGTTATGAATAACCAGTTTATAGACACGGCGGATGATGTCGGAATATCTGTATGGGAAAAAGAACTCGGGATTGTTCCCTCGAAATCAGAATCTTTGGAATACCGCCGTCAGCGAATAAAAATAGCTCAGGCGTTCGGCGTAGTATACACTTTGCGGTGGCTTACAGACTGGGCGAAATCTTTTTACAATAATAATCTCATACAGGTTTCCACGGAGGATTACTTTTTGAAAATTTCTATCCCTGTATCAGAAAACTGGCTTAATGTATACGACATGCTGCGTGATAAAATACCTCAGAATATGATGATTAAACCCACACTTATTTATTCTCGGCCGTTGAATTTTAAACTTAAAACTGCAGTCCACACAACACTGAAAACGCAAATAAAATCGGAGGTTGATAACGAATGACTTTTGAACTTACGAATCTCGGCAGACAGATATTATTAAAAGCAGCCGCAGGAGAGATTGAAATTGTATTTACAAAAATGCAAATCGGAGACGGCGCAAAGCAGAATCCTTTGACTGCAGCCGCGCTTAAAAATGTAAAAATCGATAATATAGCATTTACAAAATTTCAGTCCGGTATAGATTTTGCAACGCTTACGGCTGTTGTCTCAAACAGCGAATTAAATTCGGGATTCCGCATTACAGAAGCCGGCGTTTTTGTAAAAGACCCGAACAGTACAACAAATGAAATCCTTTACGCTGTCGGCTTCGAGGATTCGCAGACTGCCGATTACATCCCGTCAAAATCCGAAAGGCTTATTGATTTGCAGTTTGATATTGCAATGTATATAGGTACTGCTGAAAATATATCGGCCACTCTTGCAGACGCACTCGGATATAACCCTGGAGTCGGTAAAAGTCTGGCGGGTAAAATGGTAACCCCCACGAACACCGGTGTAAGCGTTACGGCCGGCGAGGGCGCCGAAATATTTAACGATTACAGAGAACAGACGCAGTCGGGACTTATAAAGCAGGGAAATTTAGCAACAGGAGAATATTCATCGGCTCACGGCAGCGGGACAACTGCAAACGGTAAATGCTCTTCCGCCGATGGGTACTGCACACAGGCTAACGGAGAGTATTCTAAGGCAAACGGAGGTCTTACAGTCGCTGACGGGGACTGTTCGTCCAGCGAGGGACAGCTTACTGTAGCCTCCGGCGATTGCTCTCATGCAGAGGGTGCAGGGACAAGAACTTCCGGTGAAAATTCACATGCAGAGGGTAAATCAGTAACTGCTCTCGGATATTGTTCACATGCCGAAGGGGAAAGCTATAACGTTGCCGACAGCGATTATACATACAGCACTGCTCTTGACACCATAATTTCCGATTGGAAAACTAATCCGTTTTCGCTTGCAAGAGGCAAGTCCTCTCATTGCGGCGGTACCAATACACTGGCATTAGGCGACCGCTCCAGAAGTGAAGGAATTTATACTGTTGCAAAAGGCGTAAACTCATACGCAGGCGGATATTATACTTTGGCTCGGGCAATTCAGTTTGTTTTCGGCAAGCACAATGCGGAATATGTGGGATGTGAAAATGCAAACGGCAATGTTGATACGGAAAGTCAGCTTGCCTCCCAGTCTCTGTTTATAATCGGAAACGGAACGTCAGAGGCTGATTCTAACGCATTCCGAGTTACAGCTGACGGTCAGTGCTATGGTCTTAAAGCGTTCTCGGCGCAAGGCGCGGACTTTGCCGAATATTTTGAATGGGCTGACGGAAATCCCGACAATGAGGACAGGCGCGGTAAATTCGTAACGCTTGACGGCGATAAGATTAAACTTGCAAACGGCGGAGATTACATTCTCGGTGTTGTAACCGGTTCGGGTGCTTTCATCGGAAACGGTCAGAGCGAGAACTGGCACGGCAAATATTTAAAAGATATTTACGGCGACATTGTTACGGAAGAAATCGAGATTCCCGAATCGACAGACGAAAACACAGGCGAAGTTACCCCCGCACACACAGTAAAACGCTTTGCTCTGAATCCCGAATACGACCCGAATGCCGAATATATTTCCCGTGAATTCCGCAAGGAATGGTCACCCGTCGGTATGCTTGGTCAGATTGTTCTTACCGACGACGGCACATGTACGGTTAACGGATATTGTAAGCCGTACGCAAACGGTGTAGGTACGGCTTCCGACAGCGGTTACAGAGTGCTCAAAAGACTTGACGAAACCCACGTTAAAATTCTCGTTAAATAAAGGGGCGTGACAGTATGAAACGCGGAACAACTCCAACCTTGAAAATCAACATACCGGGTATTGATATTTCCAATATAGACCATATTGATTTTATTTTTAAAGCGTCAAAATCCGAAACAGCACCTGCGATTATCGAGAAATCATATCCCGATTCGGTAAGTCATGACGGCAGCGTATTTCTTATGCCCTTTACGGAGGAAGAAACAAGACTTTTTAATGATTACCACGCATACATGGACACAAGAATCGTCACAAAGGACGGAAAAATTCCCGCAACGCAGATTATCGAGATTGATGTCCGGTCTACGCTGTTCGGTGAGGTTGAAAATCATGATTAGTGTTAAACTTATTGAGGAATCCGCACTTGATGTCAGGCTTGAAAACGATTCCGAAATCAGCGTTGATGTTGCGGAAATAACACAGACGGGCGGTCAGAGTTTTAAGATCGGAGACGGTCTGAAACTCGAAAACAATGTTCTGTCGGTAGATACAGCGGAAGTGGTTGAAAAAGACAACACTAAACCTGTTACATCCGCCGCTGTATATACGGAAATCGGCAATATCGAGGCATTGCTCGCTATATTATAAGGAGGAATAACATTGAGTATATCAACACAAATTACACGCTTGCAGACAATCAGAAACGCTATACGGGACGCGCTTATCGCATTAGGGGTCATAACAGACTCTGCAGCCGATTTTGAAGACTGTCAGACGGCAATCGAAAGTATTAAAAATCGTGGCGAAATAGCCGTAACACTTGACACTTCAACAAAATCAAAAACCATAGACAGCGGATATTACAAGGGTGGTTCAGTGTCTATCGTAACACAGGAAAAGACCGCCACTGCAAACGGCGATATAACGCCCGACGCAGGCAAGGTTTTGAGTAAGGTAACCGTAAATGTCAGTTCCGAAGCTCCTACCTTACAGGAAAAGAGCGTGACGCCTACAAAGTCTGTACAGGAAATAACCAACGACGAGGGTTATGACGGTTTGTCTAAAGTTACTGTCGGTGCGATTCCTGCCGCGTATCAGGATGTAACCGGAGTTACAGCCGAGGCAGGAGATGTTCTCGCAAACAAAGTCTTTGTGGATTCTACCGGTGCGACCGTCCCCGGTACCATGCAAAACAACGGAACTGTTGAGGCAAAGATTAACGGTTTGACCGTAACAAGCTATACCGTGCCGGGAGGCTATCACAGCGGTGAGGGCACAGTCAGTCTCACGAATGATATTGAGACCGCTCTGGCGGCTCTGTGAGGTGCTTTTAATGAGTATACAATCACAGATTAACCGCATAAAAACCGCAGTAGAATCGGCGTATACAAAGCTCAAAAGCAAGGGTGCAACACTGCCGACCATACAGACCGTTGAGAATCTTGCCGATAGTGCAGATACAATCTTCCCGGCGTTTTACAGTTATACAGTAGGGAGCGGAAATGAATATCTTACATTTGAACAAGTACCATTTGAGTGTGATCTTGTTTCAATTATGTTAAGGTGGGGAATCGGAAATTTAAGTAATAATCAGATTTATTCTGTTTTTTACAGCGGTTCGGGTAAAAACCAAAACAGATACAGGAAGAAAAATGGGACATCAAACCAGCCGTATAATGTTGATAATAATGTAGTCGTAACTAATACGCCTGATACAAACGGTACATACACAGTCAAAATTTACTGTGACGGGTGCATTTTTAACAACCCTCAGCAAT